GCGGTGTGCGATGTGCGCAGCAGGGTCGAGCGCGATGACAGGACGCCGGATCTGTTCGAGGGGGCCCGCGCATGAGCGACTGGGAGCGCTGGCAGAGCCGTGATCCGCTCGAGGTGCTGATGCGCCGGGGCGAAGACTGCACGAACTGCCGCCACATCAAGGCCTGGGACATCCACGGCAAGACGCTGCAGGCCTGCGACAAGGGCAGGGAAATGGGCAAGCGCTGCGAACACTGGCGGCACAAGAACGCACCGAAGGAGAAGGCATGAGCGGCAAACTGGATCGTGGGTTTCATGGCGTGGGCGATGCGCTGCGGTGGGCGCTGCAGACGGTCTCGCGCGATGCGCACCGGTGCCTGCTGCTGCAAGGGGCGGGGCACGACTACGGCGAGCTCACCATGCTCGAGGTCCGCGGTCAGGCGGCGATCATCGTCCGCGACATGCTGCAACTGCCGCGCGATCAGAGCATGGCGCTCTTGCTCGCGCATGCGCCGTGGCCCCGGGCCGACCTGGCGCTGGTCGCCGAGGATATGGCCGAGGTGATCCGGCATGAGCTCGGGCACGGCTACGGGGGCAGGGCGGTGGAGCTCGCCTGTATGCGGGCGCAGAAGCTGCCGACGACGGGCTATCGCACGATCGCCCGCGAGGACTGTGGCGACGCCAACACGCGCCGAGGCCGGGACATCGTGCGCGAGGTGATGGGTGTGTTCGACCTGATCCGCCAGCGCGGTGAGGAACGGCTGTACGACGTGCTGCTGCGCAAAGGCCTGCTTGCGGTGTCGGCGCGGGAGGATACGGTGCGGGTGATCCAGGGCGGAAAGGCGCGGATAGTGCGCATTTGAGGCTTGCGCTCCCCGTAACACCACTGGTACGATTCAGGCACTTTCAAGTCAGTCCGTCCAGAGCCCGCGCAAGCGGGCTTTGTCGTTTCTGCCTTGCGCGTGCCGATCATCGATCAACTGGTTCTGGAACAGCCTGGCGCGTGCGAGGCGCCCGAGATCGCGACGCCCCGCCAAGGAGGTGATCTGCATCTGCGCCGGAAGGGCGAATTGCCGGCGAGCCGAGAAGGCTCAGGCGCCGTGATGGCGATGTGATCCCGCAGCTGGACGACGAACAACGCAACGAGGCCATGACCGACAAGAAGCTGACACCCGACTGGGAGCGCATCGAGCTCGACTATCGGGCGGGGGTGAAAACCCTGCGGCAAATTGCGGAAGAGCATGGCATTACGCACGGCGCGATCAACAAGCGCGCCAAGCGCGACGAATGGGTGCGAGACCTCTCCGCGAAGATCGCAGCGAAAGCCGATGAACTGGTATCCAAGGCGGCGGTATCCATCTCGGTATCCAAGCCGAGCGCAACAGAGCGTGACGTCGTCGCGGCAAACGCGCAGCTGCAGGCCGACGCGGTCCTGTCGCAGCGCGAGGACGTGCGCCGCGGCCGCACCCTGGTGATGTCGCTCTTCGAAGAGCTCGAGCACGAGACCGCGCACCGCGATCTGTACCAGCAACTCGGCGAACTGATGCAGTCGGGCGACGAGTCTGGAACGGACAAGCTCAACGACATCTATCGCAAGGTGATCTCGCTGCCGCAGCGCATCGACGGCGTGCGCAAGCTCTCCGAGTCGCTGCGCATCCAGATCGAACTGGAGCGCAAGGTGCTCAACATCGATGAGCGCGCTCCGCAGAAGCCAGAGACCGAGCTTGCTGACGAGGAACTGGAAGCCAGGCTATCGCGTTTGCTCGGCAAGGCTGGCGCCTGAGCAATGGAAGTTTCCCGGCTGACGCCAGCCGAGCAGCGCGAACTGCTGACGCTGCTCGAAGAGAGGGCGCGACGGGCTTCGCGGCGCAAGCTCTTCACGATCTACCCCGACGAGGGGCCGTTGCGGCGCGAGTTGTACCCGAAGCACATGGAGTTCTTCGCGGCGGGCGCGACTTACCGCGAGCGCTGCTTCATGGCGGCGAACCGGATCGGCAAGAGCTACGGCGCAGGTGGGTTCGAGACCGCGCTGCACCTGACTGGCCGCTATCCGGGCTGGTGGAAGGGCAGGCGGTTTGAAACGCCGGTCGAGTTCTGGGCGGCCGGGAAGACGAACGAGACCACGCGCGACATCGTGCAGCACATCCTGCTGGGCGACATCGAGTACGACGGGCCGACCAAGCGATTCGCCGGTACCGGGCTGATCCCGGGCGAAGACATCGGCTCGACTACCTGGAAACAGGGCGTGCAGAACCTCGCCGACACGGTGAAAGTGAAGCACATCTCGGGCGGCTGGTCGCTGCTGGGCCTGAAGGCGTACCAGCAGGGTCGGGGCGCGTTCGAGGGTACGGCCAAGCATGGGATCTGGCTCGACGAGGAGCCGCCGGCCGAGATCTACGGCGAGTGCCTGATCCGCACCGCCACGACAAGCGGGCTGCTGTATCTCACGTTCACGCCGCTCGACGGGATGAGCGAGACGGTGATGAGCTTCTTGCCCAAGGACTTCCAGACGCTGCTTGAGGGGGTGACTGGTGCCTGAGATCACACCATCGAAGTACCTGGTGATGGCGGGCTGGAACGATGTCCCGCACTTGGACGAGAAGACCAAGCGCGAGTTGCTGGCGTCGACGCCCGACTACCAGAAGAAGGCGCGCTCGATGGGCATCCCGAGTCTGGGAAGTGGCGCGATCTTCCCGGTCGATGAGGCGTCGATCAAGGTCGATCCGTTTCCGCTGCCGGCGCACTGGCCGCGGATCGCCGGCATGGACTTCGGCTGGGAGCACCCGACCGCGGCAAGCTGGCTCGCGTATGACCGCGAGGCCGACGTGGTGTATCTGACCGATTGCTACGCCGCGAGCAAGACGCTGATCCCGGTGCATGCCTCGGCGATCAAGGCGCGCGGGAAATGGATCCCGATGGCTTGGCCGCACGACGGCTACCAGGTCAAGGACGCGATGAGCGGCGACCAGCTCGCTGTGCAGTACCGCAATGAAGGGCTGGCCATGCTGCCGATGCATGCGCAGTTCGAGCCGTCCGGGATGGATGGCGGCGATGAGAAGCGCTCGCTGGTCTCGGTCGAAGCCGGCCTGCAGGAAATGCTCACCCGTATGCAGACCGGCCGGTTCAGGGTGTTCAGCACGCTGACCGAGTGGTTTGAAGAGTTCCGGCTGTACCGACGAGAGAAAGGAGTGGTGGTGAAAGAGTTCGACGACCGAATCTGCAGCACGCGCTATGCGCTGATGATGCTGCGGTTCGCGATCACTGAGCCGGTTGCGCAGGCGTCCGAAGTGGCGCGCGCTCGCCGCCCTGTTTCCGCATTCTGAGCCCCGACCCGATGACCGCGATCACCGCAACCCTGTCCGCCCCGGAAGAGGCGCTCGAGGATGTCGCCAGCGCGATCGCGCCCGCCGATGGCCGCATGAGCGCGGCCGAGCTCGGCAAGATCCTGATGGACGTGCGCGAGCAGCCCGACTGGCGCCACGAGGCCGATGTCGATGCAGCCTACCGCGATGGCGCGCAGTTCACCGCCGAGCAGCTGCAGGCGCTCCAAGACTTCAAGGTCTCGACGCAGCCAACGAACCTGATTGCGCCGGTCATCAACCTGCTCGCGGGCATGGAAGCCAAGAGCCGCACCGACTGGCGCGTGTCCGCCGGCAACCTGGCGCGGCCGATGCCTGAGCCGCTGCACCAGGCGCTGAACGCGGAGCTCAAGGACGCGCAAGTGAAGGCCGGCGCTGACGAGGCCATCAGCGAGGCATACGACTCGCAGATCGTCGCCGGCATCGGCTGGACCGAGACCGGGCACGAGCTGGACGCGACCAAGTACCCGCACCGTGTTGCGCACGTGCATCGTGACGAAATTGCATGGGACTGGCGCGCAAAGCATCCGATGCTCGATGACGGCACGTTCATCGTGCGCTCGCGCTGGGTGGATGGCGCGGTGCTGCCGCAGATGTTCCCGGCTGATCAGGAGTGGCTGCGCGAGGTCGCCAAGGGCGGATTCTCGACGTGGCAATGGTCGCTGATTTCCGAGGTCTCGCAGACCCGGCTGCAGCAGGCGCAGCGCGATGAACTCACCTGGGGCAGCATGCAGGAGGTCGAGTGGCGCGACATCTACCGCGACCGCGTGTGCCTGTGGGAGGTCTGGTATCGGCGGTGGGTGCGCGGCTTCGTGATCCGCAGCAGCCCGCACGCCCGGGCGATTCCGTTCGATGAGAGCAACGAGGCGCACGTCGCCGCGGTGGCCGCCGGCAAGGTGCAGATCCAGCCCGCGCTCTACACCCGCGTGCGCGTGGCGCACTACGTCGGGCCG